GATACGACCGAACTGCTGATCATCACGCTTCTGAAGGTCTTCATCAGTCTTGATCCACATGTTCTTCTCGTTCTTCCACTCAGTCATTGTTGCTGTCTGGCCATTCTCATTCTCGAAGATAATCTCCAAGAAATCACGACCATTAGGAGTCTTATTTACGTTAACTTCTTTCAAAGTTACATTTTCGTTGATGCCTACAGGCATATATGAACTACTAAACTCTGTGTTATTTGTAGTTGCGGTTTTTGTACTATACATAGTTCCTTAGATTATTTATTGAATCCTAAACATATTCCAACTAGAAGTCCTAGCAGTATTATAATTAAATGATTCATTCAGGTTTATAAACTTTATCCCAATATGTTGTTATACTTCCATCTTCATTTCCAGTGGCAATGACGATATCTTTTCCTGCAATGTGTCTGGCACGCGCTTCCATAATTGTTCCATCTCCTCCGGACTTAAAACTAATGTGAGTCTCATTGTCCTTACGATAGACGTATCCAACGGCATCTGCCATGCCACATACGATTTTGCCAAGTTTACCAACGAGATCGATCTCTTTGGCATTGACTTCTTGTCCGTCTTTGTCTGTGATACTGTCTTTGACATGCCCTATAAGAATAAACTCATCACAGAGATCCTTGAACATATCAATTACCTTCTTCACTGCTGTTCGAAGATAACCGTATCCAGCACCGCGAGCAAGCGTTGTTACGTCTGTACCTTTCCAGTTTTTACCTAGTTCGGTTTGACGATACAACGTACAAGCATAACTCATGCAAATATCCTCTAGACGAGTTGCATTATCAATTGTTATATGTTTATAAAATTTACGACCAGCTTCGTCGTTTTTAGCTCGAATAGCCTGAGCAATCTGACCAAGATCTTCTATCGTGCGTGCTTGTACAGCCATTGCATCAATAAAAGTAGAACCTCCTTCGAGGTCTATAATCAAATTGTTAGGTATCTGAGCTACGCAGCTGGTCTTTCCTGATTTAGGCAGACCATACAGTATCAAATACTGAGGGTTTACCGAGGTCGCAGGAACCGGTTGTGTAGGTAGTACTAAGCTCATAATTGTATTACTAAATTATTTCTTAATCGTAATCTTCAGACCATCAATGTAAATGGTAGCGATGGTCTTCTTCATACTATCACCGAGGTTGTAGAAGAAGCTATCATCCATCAGATTAAAGTAGAAAATCTGATCATTAATGTGGATGTAGTCATCGGTAATCATAATATAATCACCGTTAGACAGCTTCATCACCTTATTCTTCTCAAACGGACACTTGAAAGCAAGGTTCGTCAGGAAGTTATAAGCCTTAGTGAAATTATCGTTCTTATCACCGAAAATGAAAGCATTCTCGAGATTATCACTGTTATCCTTAATCTTAATCTTGATCTTAGTATTCATAGGACACTCAGAACAAGTATTGGTAGCAGTATTGTTATAGCCATACAGCCAAGGATTCTTCTCTGCTATATCACTAGCAATAAGGTCATCAAGAACCTTAGAATAGTTTGTAGACTTATAAAAGGGACAATAAAACGTTGAAGGATTATTCTTAGGATTAAAAGTATACTTTGTCATAATTCAGCCTTTCTTTTAAAATGTTAATACTAGTCCGATGCATTAACATTCAAGGAGGTTGTTGTACATAAGGTCGTTCTCGAATTCAAGGATACAAGGCTTACCAGCATCCCTGTTTTTCAAAACGTGAATATAAACCTTGTTTTGTGTAGGTAAATGATTAGGACCATATTCTTGTATGCCCAACACCTCAGGTCGATGAATGACCAGGACATAATCTGATGCCTGGAAAATCGCATCGGACGATGACAGGTCACTTCGCATAGGATAGTGACTCATAGGGTTATTAATCCTTTCTGGAGCTTCTATATTTCTGTTCATCTGAGTAAGTTGTACTATCGATGTCATCGGTAGCTTCTTTACTTGGATAAACACTCGCTGTAATTCTGCAATTGTTTCCAATACAGAACCTATGGGCTTAGTAAGCAATGCGTGATCATATAAGATCACGAAATGCTTATTTGTACCTTTTACATGAGTATTATAGAAGTTATATATAATTTCTTGTACTTGCATGGGAGTAGTAGGACTATCTACGAAATAGATAGGATACTCCTTTAGCTGGTTGCATACTGTGATGACTTGCCCCATTGTAGCATCATCCAGACTCATTTCTGAGCTATACAAAGTCGAAGTCGTTTTCCTGAGCTTATTTGAAAGCGTCCTTCCAACTTGCCTAAATCCAACCATCTCTAACGAGAAGTTCAATACTATTACATCTTCAGTAGGATTAAGATCTATGATATCAGTTTGGAGAAGATTAGCAAAGCTACTCTTACCCGACCCAGAAATACCAGCTATGGTAACAACGGTATTGGGTTCAATACCTCCCATACACTGCTTATTGAACTTCTTCCATCTAGTTTTCAAGGACACAATGTTGTGCTCTTTGCGCCCTTTGATATAGTTGATAGCTTCTTGAGCCACAACTTTCATCGAGCGTACGTTAGATAATGTCTGTTCCATAAGAGTTTACTGCTTTTTGTTCAGTATCCTGCATTTCTTCCTCAATCGCTTCCCATTGTGAACGCGTTAACCAATTCCACATAGTCATCATATAGCTCAGACTACCTTCACGCATGCGTTTAGATATCTCATAGTCGAGACACTTTATAAGGTGCTCGGCCATTGCGCTACTTCTTCCACATTTAGTGTTGAAGAAATGACGACATTTGTTTACGTTGGCTCGTAGATAGGATTTACTCCCATCTGCTCGTGTTACATACACTGGGTACATATCATAGAAGACATCAAAGTAGTCCTTCTTAGGAAGAACTGCTTCTTTAAGCTTGTCTGTCGGCTGATATGTAATTGACTCACCGCTCTCAATCGCGGTTACTAGTTCTTGATTGACTAAGTATGATATTTCGTCGTCGCTTATAAGGCTGATAACGTTGCGGACGTCTTGATATATTGGTTGATTCTTACCCAATATCATACTTAGGAATACTAACTGATTCATAGATATACCTGGAAACTCGTCCAGGATTTTTGTGTTTACTTCAATAATCATAATTGGTCATCAAATAAACTTAGTTGCTGTTCAGTGAAGTCGGCAACTATCTTTTTTGCTTCACTGATGTAGTAACGATAGTTGATCTTTCGATCTTCTATCGGTCGATCATCAAACTTATTCAGGATAGTTACCCCTGATTTAGTTAACATATTTTGTGCCTTATCGAACAAATCCATAAGAGTGTGGACTTCTTTTCCGTCTTTATCTCTCTTAAATAGATATGCTCCGTCGGTACTTGCATAGAATCTATTAATGCGCTGCACTCGATTTTCCCCGTGCCACACTTCGAACTTCTTATCGACTTGTTGGGACATTAAGAAGTCTCTGATATCTCTATCAGACTTAATAAATTCTTCTATTGGTTCTCCTTTCACAAAGTAATTTATCACCGCCTTTGGTATAACCACAGGTGCAAGTCCTTTGCCTAACTTGTTCTTTGTAATAAACATACCTTTTTCCTCTATCTCTCCACCTTTTAAGACACCAAAGTAGTCATTAATAGCGTATTGATAGAATGCTTCGTATTCGTCAGATTCGAATTCTAGACGTGTAAGGGCTTCCACCTCCTTAATAGCGTCTGAAACAGCCTGTTTAAGGCCATTTTTAGCCCTGTAGACGACTCCATCAGTGTTGCACTGAATAATCTCACACCCGAGATCTAAAAGCCTGTCTACGAGCAAAAGAAGGATTAACTGACCGTTAATTCTTATTCTAAAAACATTAAAGGGATCGTACATCCAACTCACTTCCTGCTGCATTTTACCAGTAGGCGAGTTAAGCACAATCTTTAGAAACAAGTTTTT